AGGTTTGTATTGTTCTGGAAATAATACTTCATCTGAATCTGCAGATAAAGCTGAAGGTCTATTATAAGCATTAAAATAAATTCTGTATACACCATTAGGTATTGGTGATAATCCAAATCTTCTACCATCTGAACTTCTAATAACTCTTAATGGTACTCCATATGAAGGTGATGAACTAGATTTATCTAACTCTTCATTTCTTGCATAAGTATTTCTCCAAACATCTAATGTAATAAAACCTAATTTATTAATTGTATGTGGAGCTGATTTACCTGATACACCTTCTGTAGTTGCAGTAAATCTATCCCAATCAACTGCATCATAATCTGAATCTATATTTGAAGAGCCAGTTTTTAAAAGATACCATCTAGTACCTGATGTTGTTTCTACAAAAGTATTTCCATAATATTCATTTTGTGGAGTATTAGTAGCTAACCATGCCCAGTTATCTACTGCATCTACTATATCAAAGTAAGCTCTATTAACACAGTTGCTTACTTGTTTTTGAATACCTACTGCACTAGCTACACCAGTTAATTCTGGTTCATTAATCTCTACAAGTAATTCATTTACAATTGATAAGTAATTTTTTGCCATTTAACAATTCCATGCTCTTAATGATTTATTAATTCTTGAATTAGGGTCTCTTGCAGTTTTAGCTGAAGTAAGTTTCTTTTTCATACCACGCATCCTTGCACAAAAACTCTTTCTTCTTGATTTATCTTTTTTAGTTTTTGGATTTGGTGCAGGTGGTTTTAGGTTTCGCTTCTTACCTGTTTTAGTACGACCCTTATTATAGGAAGCTCTTCCTTTTGCGTTTAAACCACCTTTAGGATTTTTACCTTCTTTACGAGTCCATGCAGGTGACGATAATAATCCCATTCTATTTTACCTTAATTATTTTTTCTTTGGTTTTTTACCATACATCATTCCACCACCCATCATTTTTTTCTTAGGTTTAGAATGAGCTTTACCACCATGTTTCATTTTCATTGGTTGTTTTTTCATTTTATGTCCAGGCATATTATATCTCCTATTAGATTATTATTATTAAAATTATAATACCAGCAGCTACAGCAAGACAAGTTTTTCTATGGAACATCCATAAATGTCTTGCATCATCTGGTAGGCATTTAATTTTGTTTTTAATTGTTTCTATAATTTTCATAATTCTGTCTCCTTATTTAGATAGAGGGGTATATTTCAACCCCTCCATCAAGTATAGTGTAAAGTATACTAAGACTTTACTATTAGTCAATCACATATATGATTTTACCAACAGCATCAGTTCTTAATACTTTTCTACCCCAAACCATTAGACCTCTAACGATATCAGAGAATGTAGATGTATCTCTAACAGTCTCTACTTTATTCATTGCAGATGCAGCAGATGTTGCTGAAATGTGTCCGAATAAAGCTTCAGGTGCAGTTGCTGAACCAGCAGGAGATGCACTTGATAAGTCGTTAGTAGGAACATTAGTAGATTTGTACATAGAGAAACCTCTAAGTTGTCCAGATGCAACCAAACCATTTCTAATTGAACCTTGACCTGCGTTGAAGTCAACAGTTAACAATTTAGAAGCTGTGTTTGATAGTACATTGTAAAACTCAGGGTGAGCTACGAACCATCTACCTTCTTCTGGTACTGAGTTGACATCTAATTCTTTAGCAGCAAGTGCCATTTGATTTAGAGGGTCTACTTCACCAGAAGCAAATCCGATATCAATCGGAGTTGAAGTTGTTCCCATTCCAGTTGTTACTGCAGCACCTGAACTAATAGCTGCTAAGATATTGCTATCCATTGCATCTTTTAGTTTGTATGCAGCATTGTCTGATGCTATTGCTTGGAAATTGACATGAGAAAATCTTCTCTCTAAATCATCTAATTTGAAAGAGAATGATTTTGCTTGGTCAATTGTAAGAACAAGCTCTTGGTCTGTTAAGTTAGTAGAAGTTACAGCAAGACCTCTTGTGTAATCTGCTACTGCTATTTGAGGTTCTTTGATGATGTTTACTGTATCACCAAAGTTTGAAATCTCACCCATATAGTCTGTGTTACAGATTGCTTCTGCAACAGCAGCTTTTCTAAGTGCGATTTGTACTTTCTTAGAATATATCTCAGGGATAAAGAAACCATTAGTTTGCCCTGAAACAGAAGTAAGAAAGTTGTAAGATGAACCACCTTGAAATTTAGCCATGGTTATACTCCTTTTCTTTGTTATTGGTTAATAAAAAATGAAAGAAAAATTATTTAATTCTTCCTTCTCTTTGAGCTTTTAGAATTTGTTTTTCGTATTCCATAAACTCTGCATCTGACATATTAGCTATATCAGAACGATTGAAAGTAGGTTCATTAGAGTTAGGGATTTGAACTTGTTCGTTAGTCTTAACTAACAAGTCTGCTCCTTGAGTCGGTTGAACTTCTTTCGTAGTTTTTTTATCTAAACCAAGTCCTCGGTCCTTCTTATATAAGTCGATTGCTCTTGCAGCAAGTCTACCATCTGAGTTGTTCTCATAAATCCATGATTTAATTTCCATGGGTTGTGAGTCTGCCCAGTTATGGAAATCATCCGATTCTTTAATGTCTCCAAAGTCAGGATGTAATCTCGCTAACTCTAACTGTGCTTCTCTTTGAGCTAAAGCACTATTTTGCTTTTTCAAAGAGTCCACCTCTTCTTGTAAACTTTGCATCTGATTTTCAGATTGCAAGTGAGATACAGTTTCTACAACTCCATATATGTCAGGATATTCTTTCTTAAAAGAGTCTAACTCTTCTTTAGATTTTGGTGGTGTATACTTAGGTCTGTTTTCTCTTAACTGAGTTTTGAGGTCACTTTCCTTTGATGTCCACTCACCTAACTTCCTATCATAATATCGTTTTAGGTCGTCATATCTCTTTTTGTAATCAACTTTGTTATAAGGATTAGTTTCTACATTTAATGCAGAATCTTGGACCTTATCCATAGTTGCTGTAGTATTATCAGTAGAACTTTCAGGGTTGCTCGTTTGAGCAGTAGCTTCTGGTTCACCTTTATTACTATCAGGGTTTGGCACAAACAATCCACTATCAGCATTTTGAAGGTCAGTTGGCATTACATTATCTGTGTGCCAAGACTTTTTCATGTTGTAAGGATTTGCTTGAACTTTGTTTCCTTCTTTGTTTTCTTCACTCATATTGTCCTCCTTTAGGGCTTCGTCTTAACTGAAGGTAGCTAAGGTAGGTGTTTGGGTTTAAAAACAAAACTACAAGGGCTTCTATTGCTAGAAGGTAGCTTGTCTATCCACAGAGTTACCTTTCTCTGTAAATTCTGTTATTCAGCCATTGCAGCATCAGCTTCTTGACTTTGCATACCTGAGTCATAAGCTGCTTCTGCATCTTTCATCATTTTTCTTAATTTGTCTACACCAATATGTTTAACTGCTTTTGCTGTAAATACAAATTCACCATCTGATAAAAGTGCTGGGATGGAATCTGAAGTTCCTGTTCCTGGTCCTTCTACTTCTCCATCTTCTGTAAATTCTGTTGCAACTATCTTTGGAATGATAGCTTCTAGTTCTGGAAACATTTCTACTGCATCATCAACAACTTTTTCTTCTTCTTCTGATAAAGCTGATGTATCTACTACAGCATCCATATCTCCCATATCCATATTATCTTCGGCTTCCATTTCCATATTAGTTTCAGCAATACCATCCATCTCTTCTGTATTCATTCCAGTAGGTGTCATTAAAGATTCATCTTCAACCATATCACCTTCTGCATATGCTTGATAATCTCTTCTTCTATCATATCTTTCAGAAGTTGCTGCTTCACCACCAATAGACATTTTCATTAATCCACCAGTAGCTGCTCTTACTTTTGTTTTTTGTGATTTTAATTTTAAAATTTGATTATCAAGATTTTTTTCTTCAGCAATATCATCTGTAATTAATTTTCTTGCTTCTAATTTTTCTATTTGTCTATTAATTAAAATATCTTTAACTGCATTAGCTTCACCTGGAATATCTCCTTCTGCTGGAGCTTCTTCAAATGTATCTTCATCTAATACATCATCATCTATTGGTAACTTAATTCTTTTTAATTTAGCTACTTCATCACCAACATTATATTTTTGTCTTTTCATTAAACCACCATATGCTTTTTTATTTTTTGAAATCATATTACCATCTGCATCTATAACACCTCTACCAATTAATATATCTTTCATAGTAGTATCTCCACTACCATCTAAATCTAAACCACCACCAGTATTATATTGTTTTCTCATTAAACCACCTTTAGCTTTTAATACAGGTGATTTTACTAATGTTTGTAAAAGTCCTTTACCTTTATCTTTCCAAGTAGATACTTCATCAGGATTATATCCATTTTGTTTTAACAGAGAAATTTCCATTGCATTAAAACCACCAGTATTAAATCTAGTTCTTGATGGTGCTAATAATCTTGAAGGTAAACCTTGTCTAGCTTCTTTAGGTGTATTAACATCATATGCAGTAATACCCTGTTCTTTTTCTTCTTCAGACTTTTTGATAAAAGGTGGCATATTCATAAGACCACCAGTAGCCATATTTATAGGTTTTTTCTTTTTACTATGATACATTTTTCTAATCCTTAGTTGTTATTATAACAATGCAAGTGTTATTCGTCAACACTTTTCTTTAATTCGTTTACTTGGTTAGGCAGGTTCTTCAGTCGTTCCAGAAAATTCCATCTGCCCTGGCATTGGTGGATTATCTGTAGGTTCTGGGATTTCGCCATTTCCTGTGTTGTCTGCTCCTGCACCTTGTTGAGGTACTCCTCCAGACTCTGCCATTGCTCCGAGTTGACTAGGGTCAATAGCTTGAGGGCTAGTTCCTTGGTTAACATTTTGGTATCCTATAATTTTAGCATGAATTTCTGCTTCATCTTTAGAGTTTAATATTTCATCAGGGTCTAAATCTAAAGAGTATGCTAATTCTTTTATGACTTCTGATATTCTAACAAATGGAGCTATTTGTGGATTTTGAATTGTTTGTAAGAACATTGTTAGTCTTTGACTTCTAACTTCTTTTCTCATCAAAGAAGAACTACCTGTTGCTTTAATTTCAAAATCTCCAATGATAGGTAACTCACCTTCATAGAATTGCATATTCCATTGGAACATAGATTCTCCTAAAGGTTTAATTAAACTATCATCTATATTTTTAATTACTGTTTTTATATTTAATGATGCAGCACCCATAAGCATTGACATACCTGATGCTGTTCTTGTCATACTTTGTACTCCAGTTTGTCCATGTGAGTATGATGGTATTCCTGTAGATTCATCTGCAAGTTGTCTAAACTTATCA